AATATTCCATAAGGTTTTTTATTTTTTTTAGCAAACTTAGCAGCTTTACTCAGTGCAAAAACAGCTGATGAAAATATAATTTCGTTATATTTTAGGAACGCAAATTCATCCCACCATAGCACCGGAATCGTAAGACCACGTGTTTTTCTTATTTATAGATTCGTTATTTCTATAATTACTCATACTTTCATATGAGACGAGACTATATCTTGTTCTTTAATTAAGTTTAAAGAACCCTTGCACTTCCACTCACTTGAGTGTACTCTACTCGGTTCTACACCATAACTATATGGCTTACCCTTTCGATAGTCGTTGAACTTTACTCTTATAATTAAATTAATAAGAGCCTTAGCTGCTGATTGTCCAATCTTCTTAATTTTTAAACATTCAAGCTTATCTTTACAGATTACTTTGTAGTTTAAGAAGCTCTAAGGAGTTTCCAGCAATTCACAAGGTTTTAATGTTGGGCCGTAAAATTTTTCCATATTTCTGGATTTTTAATAATTTTAAATAAAGATTTTGGAAGTTTATTATTTAAAATCATTTTTATAAATAATTTAATTTTTTTAGATTTAAAATAAGGAATTCTTATTAAAGAATATTTATTTTGATTCTCCACCCAGTTATTTTTTATTTTATCTTTTTTTTGCTGTAGTATAAATTGTTCTTTAGCTTCTTTCTTTTTGAATTGTTTGCTTTCTTTATAATGTTGAATCCCATCGTACTCTATTAATAAATTATAATCAGGTAAAAAAAAATCAAATGGTAGTTTAGATTTATTTTTGCATTCTTTAAATTTTTTTTCTCTTTTAAATTTAATGGAGTAATAATTTAAATTATCAAATATTATTTTTTCTCCTTTTGACATTTTAAAATGACAAGTCGGACAAAGTAAAATAGTATCACTTCTAGCTGCTTGTAAAAAAAAAGTATTTCCGCAATTTTTATGTTTTATTTTTATTTTACTTTTATTATTTTTATATTTTGAAATTATTTCAAATTCTTGATTTGGTTTATACTGATATAGATCTTTAATAAAATCTTCTGTGGTTTTTTGTTTATTAGGGTTACAATGTGAACAACCATGACCTAAAAATAATCTATTAGGCATTTTCCAAAAAGTTTTTCCACATTTTGAATGTTTAAACTCTAATTCAGTTTTATTATTTATATATTCTTTAGAAATTAAAAGAAACTCCCCACCAAATTTTTCTTTTAATTCAATAATAAAATCTTTTGTAGTTTTTTGTTTATTATTTCTTTTTTCTCCATCACAAAATGGACATTTAAATTTATTTCTATTTAAATCTAATAATTTTTCTATAAATATATTTCCACATTTTTTATGTTTAATTTTCATTTTAGTTTTATTATTAACATATTCTTCCATTAAAATAAAACCTGTAGGTACTTTAGATTGTGCTGATTGATTAAGTAATATTTTTTTAACACAACTAGAGCAACATTTAAATTTTTGTCTATTTTTATTATTTCCAAAAAGATTATCAGTACTACTTATAAAAGTTTTATTACATAATTTACATAAAAAAGTCATTTTATTTAATTTATTTTGATATTCATCATAAGTTATAATATTTCCATCAAAGATTTTATTTAATTTATTTAAAAATAATTCTCTTCTTTCTTCAATTAAAGCTACCATAATACTTGTCTCCTAAAATTTAATTCAAATTAATATAACTTCCAATTTATTAATTTGTTAAATTATTTGCAGATATTTAAAATAAGTTTGACCCAACTTATCTGCTTGCACCGAACCCAAGGCTGTGGGTAAAGCTTTTATTTTGTTCTTATTCAAAAAATTTTCTATATACTCAATTCGATTACTATCTCTATTATTTTTTGTTCTAATATAAGATGGCATAGTATCTATTAAATCTTTCATACGCTTTACATTTAACTTTGAATCCCCGAAATCTTTATTCCCGAAATCTAATTCACTATTAGTAGTTCCAAACTTGTAAATCCAAGAATAAACAACTACAGCACAAATAGTTTTTCCAGTTTGTCTCGTAATATTCTATGTAAATCGCTACTTTTACATATGTTCTTTTATGAACTACTATATATTTCTATATAGACTTGACTATATCTTCACCCAAAACTGGGTGTCTTCCATTTCCACTATCAATAGCTTATAGTGTACTCTACTCAATATAATATTTTTTATTGTGGAATAAATAATATTTTTTACAATACTTATTTTTTCCGTTTGAAATCAAAAATATATTATATTTTTCGATAGTCGATGAACCTTCATCTAATTTTGAATTAATTAGGATTTCATTTAAAATATTTAAATCTATTTTCTTAAGAGTTTTGTAAGATATTCTTATTAAATTTAAATTATTTTGTCTAACATAATTATTCTTTATTTTATCATTTGTTTTTAACTGAGAGAAATATTTAGTTTTAAAATATCCTTTATTTTTTTCTTTAAAATGTTGTTCTCCATCAAACTCAATTAATAGATTCAAACTAGGTATAAAGAAATCATAAGGATAGTGATAATTAGAAGAATTTTTAAAATTTGAAAATATTTTTTCTTCTTCATATCTTAAATTTAATTGACTAAATAATTTAATTAGTTTTTTTACACCATTTGATTTTTTATTATATTTTATTCTAGAACATCTAGGACAACGCACTCCTTGAATAAAATGATTTGGTGTAATCTCCCAACTAAAACAACAAACATTATGCAGAATTAAAACTTTTGAATGACACTCAGTATAATTACTTAAAACTTCATATTCTTTTTCATCTTTAAGTAAATTTAAAAAATCTTGATGAGTTCTTTTTTTATTTGGTGTACATTCAGGACAACCATCTTTTCTATAAAGTAATTTATTCGGGGTCATTTCATAAACATGCCCACATTTTTTATTTTTTACTTTAATTTTTTCATTAATAGAAACATATTGGCTGATAGCTTTAATTTCTGGACGAATTTGTTTTAATAAATTTAAAAAAAAACTGTTAGAGAATTTCTTCGGCATATCAATTTACCTCTTTGTCGTTAACAAATAATAATTAATAGTTAAGTAAATTGATTTCAAAATTAGTAGATTGGCTGCTGATCGCCCAATCCTTAAAATTTTTAAGCATATCACACTTATCATCACTGATTATGTTGTAGCTTTTAAGGCTTTAAGGGTTTTCCAGCAATTAGAAAGATTATCTTATAATATTACTATTATAAGGCCCAATTATTTTAGGCTGTTCTTTTATTAGATTAAAGTTATTCAACATTAAATAAATTTGAGATAAGTTACCTACATCTAATTCGAAATGAGTATTACCACCTGCTACTGGTATACGGATTATTTCCCTTATATAATACCAAGGATTCTTAGTAATTTCTATCAATATTCTAGTTTTATCCTCTTTACTAAGGTTTTCTTCATCTAAAGGATCTATTTCCATTAATTTTTCATCATATAGAGCTAAAAAAAATTTATTATTTTTAATTCCTGCTTCTTTTAATTTTTGATAGATTTTTATAAAACTTTCATTACTAGTATTATAATGAATATGATAATTTTTCTTTTTTTTATCACTCATAGTTTTCTAATTCCTCTCTATCTACAATATATTCATCTCCAAATTTTAGAGAAGCTATATTCTTTCCCTTTTCTTTTATTTTTTTTCTAAATACTTCTTTCAATTTTAAAGTTTTTTTATTTACTTTTAAAATTATAAAATTTGTATTATTTATTTTTATTAAAGAACCAATTTTAAATATCTCTTTCTCTTTTTCTTTTTTCATATTTCACCTAATCAAAAGTATCTAAAACACTTTTTAAATATCTTTTATTTTTTGGATTAGATTCATTTTTCATTTCATCTTCTATTATTTTTTTTAAATGATCAAATCTAGCATCAATTACTTTTTGAAATTCATCTAATCTTTCTTCTTTTTTTCCAAAAAATAATTCATCTAATAAATTTAACTTAGTCTTCTTAAATAAATTACTATCAGCTCTGAATATTTTATCTAATGCTGTTTTTAGAGGTATACCATACCCAAAAGAAACAGCATAATCATCAGCAGATTTTTCACCAAAATTATAATCAAAAATTGTTTTATAATAAGTTGGAAATTGTACCATTTTCATGAATATTTTAGTTATAAATTTAAGATTCTTGCTAAAAAAATTAGGAACTTTTTGTTTCTTTTCATATAAAACCTTATAAGCTTCATATAATAATGAAGATAAATTTTTTATATGACCAACTTCATGTAAATAAACAGCTGTTATTTCTTGTGAAGTAAATTCTTCACCTGGAAGATATTTTATTTTATTAAAAAATAAATCACTTGCCAAATATAAAAAACAAACTGGATTAGAAGTGAAATGTTTATCTACTATTTTTTTAAAAGCTTCTTTTTCTAAAAACTTTTCTCTTTTAAATACTTCATCTAAAATATCACTATAAACAGAAAGTCTATCATTATAGTTCGATTCATACATTATGAAGGCTGTTGGTACTTCACAATCAAATAAAATTCCTATCTCTTCTAATTGAGTAGAAAATTCTTTGTTAGTAAAATTTATAATTTCTTCCATTAATACTTTTATTCTTTCAACTACAGGAAGATTACTTTTTTTAGCTGATGTGGATAAAGTTATTTTATTATTATTTATTAATTTTTTTATTTCTTCAAATCGTCTTTCAACTAAGAAGAATTTTTTTAAATTTACCTTTTCAAGTAATATATTTTTAGATAACATTTTAACTACCTTTTACTAAAGTTAAAAAATTATCAATTAGTTCTTCCAAAACTTCTTCTGGAAAGATTCCTTCATTTTTAGAAAATTTATCTTTATAAATACAAAGAAAACTAGGAAGTTCATTTATTCTATATCTATTAATAACTTCTTTATCACTACCAGCTTTCATTTCATAAAAATAAGCTTTTTCTTTCAGAGTTTCACTAATATTATTATAAGCTTCTTCCATTATTTTACAACCAGAACAATTTTCTACAAAAAATTTAATTATTACAGGCTTATCAGCTACGAATACATCATTTTTTAAATTATAGACTTTTTCATTAAAAGAATGACTAGTAAGTTTTTCCATTTTCATCTCCATTATTTTGATGGTAAAGTTGAGTTGGGTTGGTACTTAATTAAATCTTCAGCTTTCATTTTTGTTTTAGGTTGATTTTTAATATCACCTTTAAAAAAATTTGTTTCACTTGAATTTGTCATAATTTTATCCTCTATTATAAGTTAATAATTAATAATTATGTTTAATGTATTAATAAAAAAAAAGAAATAAGACTAACTATCTTATTTCTTTTTTTATTTTACTGTGTTTTAGCATTTATTCTTTCTAATTGATAAAGAATTTGTTCTAATAAGTCTTCTATACTCTTTTGAGTTTTAATAATTTTTTTTATATCATCTTGATAAGGTTTATTTTCTTTATCTTTTATTTTTTCTTTATTTAAATCTTTATTTTCTATTAAAAAATCAAATTTTTCATTTAAGCTATCTAACTCATCTTCATTTATTTCTTCTTCACCTAAATTTCCATTAGTAAGATGATTATCTATACAAAATGGAAAATGTAATTCTATAAGATTGAATTCTTTTTTATCTTCTACTAGTAGAAAATTATCTTTTCCTTGTTTCATATAAATATAATCATTCTTTTCTGCTTTTAAAACATCTGATTCACCAATTTTATTTGTTTTAAAATTGAAAGCAAAAGTTGTTAATAATTTATATTTTTTTATTGTCATTAGTTACCTCCTTTTTTGTTTTTAAAAGATCTCTTATTTCCTCTAATAAAAATTTTATTTCAACTTGATAGTTTAATAATCTATCAAAACTTTCTTGAGAGATATTTAAATTTGTTGAATTGGCATCTTTCTTTTGGTCCTTGTTAATTTCTTCCTCTATCATTTCTATTTCTTGTTTATATTTATTTTTTATAAAATTTAATTCATCATCACTTATATCTATCTTTTCAAAATATTCTGAATATTTATCTAAACCTCCAGTTATTCTTGCTTCAGGTTCTATAAAAAGACTATCATTTAATAAAAAATAATTAGGGTGTTTATCATTCCATACAACTGTATAGTCTTGATATATAATAGTTCTAAATAGAATAGTTTCTTTTACAAACATTCTCTTGCAAGTAAAAGACCATTCATCTTTTAATAATTTATATTTTTTTATTGTCATTAATTACCTCTTTTTTACAACCAATAAGCGTCATCATCTTCATAATAATCATCGTCATCATGTGGAGTTGAATATAAAATCATTATTTTACCCCTTTTGTATTATACTTATATTTTACTTTACCACAATCCCATAACCTTACATATTTGGTTTTTTCCATCATTTCTCTTTCAGTTAAATTTTCATCATAAACTTCTGATATCTTAGTTTTAATATTTTTCCTTTTAAATAAAGACTTATGAAAAACATCTTTACCATCAGTATAATAGTAATCGGGTGAAACATATTTAATCATTTTCCATCCATTACTTTCATACAAATTACCATCAGACAGTCTTAAATCTGCATACGAATATATTTCTTTCCAGTTATTCTCATTAATAGCATAATTAAGCATCTTACTAAAACCACCTATTACATTATGAAACTTTTTAGTAGTATAACGACTTAACTCTATGTCATCGGATCCTCTATTAGCATTACCTTGAGCAAACGTCATAACAGCTACTAACTTTTTAGTTTCTTTATAAAACATTCCATATGTTTTTAAATATTTAGAAGATTTTCCTTGAATGTGATTATTATTAAGGAAGTTGTTACATTTTTTTGTAGGGATTTCTTTAATGTAACATTTTCTTGCAAAAATTCTATTTTCTGGTTTAATTTGATTGAGTAAATACTTTATTTTAGATTTAATTATTTTTTTCTTCTTAAGATCAGTCCATTCATTTTCCCATATTTGAATGAGTCTTATTCCTTTATTATGACACTCTTCTAACTTATTTTTATGATAGTTTCTGTCACATTTACCTTTTGATCCTTTTTCCGAATGCCAATAAAGACCATTAAATTCAAATGCTAGTTTTAAATCAGGTAAATAAATATCTAATTCTTTTCTATTTTTTAAAATAGATCTATCATTAGATAAAATTTTTCCTTTAAATATCTTCTGAATGTACTTTAATAAAGATTTTTCACCTCTGGAAGATTGTTTTTTAGAACACTTAGGACATCTATTCCCTTGTTGAAAGTTTCTAGGAGTACTTTTATAGTCATAATCACATACTAAATGTTTTATTTTATGTTTAATAAAATTTCTTCCTTTATACTCCTCTAACCACTTATATTCTTTTCCATCTTTTGTTTTATCTAATAAAACTTGTAAATAATTTTCAGGTGTAAAATTAAAAGCACATTTTGGGCATCTAAATCCTTGTTGAAAGTTAGTTGGTCGGACATCATAAATATAACCACAAGTTAAGTGTTTTAATTTACATTTTTTTGTACTTCCTTTATACTCTTCTAACCATTTATAATCTTTTCCGTCTTCAGCATCATTTAATAATTTTTCTAAATAATTTTTTTGAATTGAAACTTTTTGTCCTCTGATTTTATTTGCACATTTAGGACATCTATTTCCTTGTTGAAAATAATTGGGTGCTGTTTCATATATATGACCACATACTAAATGTTTTATTTTATGTTTTTTATGACATTCACCTTTATACTCTTCTAACCATTTATAATCTTTTCCGTCTTGTGCTTCATTTAATAAATTTTCTAAATAATTTTTTTTTACTAACTTCAACCCAGTTTTACTTGGTGAGCATTTAGGGCAACTGTTTCCTTGTTGAAAATTCGAAGGTTGGACTTCATATATATGACCACATACTAAATGTTTTATTTTATGTTTTTTATGACATTCACCTTTATACTCTTCTAACCATTTATAATCTTTTCCGTCTTGTCTTTTATTTAAAAGATTTTGTAGATATTTCATTTAAACTCCAGTTTATATTAATTATTAATTCTAATTAATAATATATTTCTGAAATTAAAATTAAAAAAAGAAGAGAAGTACCCTTTTGAGGTACTTCTCTTTATAGAAATTGTTTGAATTTTTGGAACAGAATTATTAGATATCTATTTATTACATAGAAGGAAGAGTTGGATTAGGTGCATACCCAAGCATAGATTCTGGAACATTGTTATCTATCTGTAATACGGCTTGAACTGGCGTGAATTCTTCGAAACTATAGCGTTTGACCATCATTATATTAGGAACATTAGAATGTTTTGGAGATCTAAAAGAATTATCTGTTACAACATTAAAAGAGTAAGTGTACATCTTATAAGTCATGTGGTCATCTCCCCCGGGGTAGAACATCATTCTGAGATTACCCTGTGGTATCTGTGGAGAAGCAACCAATCTGTAATTATAAGCACCTTTAAATACACCAACACTGAATTCAACATTAACACCAGATCTTTCAGAATCTGCACCAACAAAAGTCCAGTTAGCATTTTCTATTACATTAAGATCAAGTGGGTTTCCAAAAATAACAAATACTCCACCAGGGAAGTTAGTTGTATTTTTAATTCTACCAGCTATATAATCTATAATTCTCTTAAACTCTTCTCTCCACTCTGAAGGTCTTCCTGCAAAAGAAGCATAAGGCTGAACGTTGAAAGCTGCAAACCAACCATTATTAGCAAGTTCGTTATTTACATAAGAGTCAACAAGGAATTTCCATCCTTCATACTCAACTTTCTGAGCGAAGAATTCTGACATAATTTCAACAACTTTAAGAGTTCCGTCCATATCATACATTGCTTTAAGATCCTGAAGGTATTCAATACCAAAAGGAGCATTAATGTGCTGGTTGTGCGGAATTAATATATCTTTATGTCTGATTGTGAAACCTACAGAACCTTCTTCTTTTTCATTCCACTGGTTGCTTATTTTGCTGTCGATCTTAAACTGAACTATCTTTGCAGCGGTCGGGTCAGCATTACCATTGTTAAAACCTAATGCAAGAACGCCATTAGCAGAAACAAGCTTTAAAAGTTTTGTAGAAGGATCATAATTTCCAAAAAGAGTGTCATTTACTACAGAACCTGCATTAACACCAGTTATATTTCCAGCTGCAACTATTTCTTCTGGAACTGTGTATGAAAGTTCATAATAGAAGTTATTCTTAATTACATCTGGTTTAACAACTACATCTATATCAACAAGTGTACCAAGTCCACCTGCACTATTGTTACCAAGATCAATTCTAAGCTGAGTGATGATCATAGATGTGTCAAGTTCATCAGCATCAACACCTTTTGCTACGAATCCACCAGAATATCCTGCATGAGTTATAGGCTGGCCACTCCACTGTGCAATAGCACCAGCTGCAGTCTTACCAGTTATAGGATTAATACCAGCATTGAAGATAGAGATCTGATGTCTTTCAGTCGCTCCATTACCCCAAATTCTTGGAAGAGATTCGATTGCAAGATTTCCTTGATATTTAGCTCTGAAGTATTCTTTGAAATCATGTCTTACACCGTCTGCATCTTCATAATAAGGCTCAAAGTAATCAAGTTTAAATTTAGGAAGACTTACTGGTTCTGTAGGAATAGATTCTGTAATAACAAGCTTAGGTAAATATTTTCTAAGCATTGGGCCATGAAGAGGAGCAATTGGATCTACATTAGCAATTGTGCTTTCTGCAAGAAATAAATTACGTCCATTGTCCATCATTTCAAGGAAAAATTCTTTTTCTGCATCAGTGTCAAAACCTTCAGCAAGTTTGTTTGCATACTGTTCGAAAAGGTTCTTTGACTGATAAATAGCAGCCATACCATTCTTTGACATAGGGTTAATACCCTGAGAATCGAACATTTCTACAGATTCTCTTATTACTTCACTTGCTGTATCAGCAGGTGCAGTAAATTTAGTTGTTTCGTACTTAATACTCATTTTTAACTCCATTTAAAATACTTAATAAAACGTAAACGTATAATTTTTTAATCAATTGTTCTTTATAGGACTTTAATTTTTAGTAAACTCGTTTGTCCTATTTTTTATTCTATTAAAAAGCTTGATGAATTAAGACTTTTTTTCGATTGTGTTTTTATACAGATTAATTAATAAGAATAATCTGTTCTTTAAATCAATAAAAATAGTCTCATTCTTTTTCATTTCATTATTATTAAAATTAATAAGGAAAAAATTAACGTCACTCTCTAGTTTTTCTAAAGAATCTGTTACAAAATTAATATTCTCTTTATGTTTTTTATTTAATAATAGTTTTTTAGGGTCTTTCAATAAGTCAGTTAAAGTACTTCTGGCTACTTTTAATGTTTCGTTTAGTTCGGTGACATTACTTAAAAGATTTATTTTTTCATTTTTTTCTTTTAATCTTTCTTCCTTCTCTTCAGGTGTTTCTTCCTCTTCACCTTCTATACCTTCTTCCCCATCGGTAGGAATTTCACTATCACCTGTTTCACCTTCTATACCTTCTTCCCCATCAGTAGGAATTTCACTATCACCTGTTTCTCCTTCTATATCTTCTTCCCCTTCAGTAGGAATTTCACTATCACCTGTTTCGCCTTCTTTATCATCAGTAGGGATTTTTTCATCATCTTTAGTGTCTGGTTCTTTATCTTCACCTTCAGTAGGAATTTCACCATCACCTGTTTCACCTTCTATATCTTCTTCCCCTTCTTTATCATCAGTAGGGATTTCTTCATCATCTTTAGTGTCTGGTTCTTTATCTTCTTCCCCTTCTTTATCATCAGTAGGGATTTTTTCATCATCTTTAGTGCTTGGTTCTTTATCTTCATCATCGGTGTCTAAATCTTCTAAATCCTTATCTAAAGATTCATCATCATCACCGTCTTCTATTTCTTCTTCATCATCTTCTTTCTTTTTATCTTCTTCTAATAAAGTTTCTTCTAATAGACTTTCATTAATAGATTTTATAGCATTTATGTGATTAGATGTTAATAAACTTATTATATCATGTACAGGATAAAATTTTCCATTATGTTCTATATCTTTATCTTTATCTATAATATCTATAGTGTCTAAATTTTTTCCATCCAATTCAGCTATAAATACTAGAGTATAATCTCCATAATAGGAAAACCCCTTAGCTTTCATCTCTTTAGCCCAATCTGGTATATTATCACCGACAAAAGGATTCCAACCACCTGTGTCTTTTCCATATATTTTAGTATAAATAACTCCTGTATTTTGGATATTTTTAATATTTAAATTAGCTTCTTCTTTAGTTTCTTTTTCTACAGTAATTGTATCTTCTATACCAACATAAATACCTGAACCTCCACCTGGAATCTTATATTTCCATGTTTCGTTATATTCTTCACTATCTTCATTTATCTTTCTTAAAAAAAGTCTGTTATTAGAATCAAAGATAAGTACTTCACACCTTCTTCTAAAAGGTTTATCATCTATCCATTCAATTTCGTTCCATCTGTTTTCAAAATAACCACCTTTCGGGTAAATAGTTTTCATATTTTGAAAGGAATTATTTTTATCACTAATAGAACCAAAGGTAGTAGAAGTAGATTCATTTTTTGTTCTAGCTTTACTTTTAAATTTTTCTTCATTATTAACAATCTTTTCAAATCTATCAATGTCTTCTTGTTCTTCTTGATTTAAATGAATTATATCACCATTTTCATTTAAATATTGAATTTTACTACTTTTTTTCTTTATTAGACCATTATATGTTTCTTTAACTGGTAGTTTCTCTCTCCTTTCAGTTGTAGTATTTTTCTTTTCTGTTTCTTCATTCAAATTGAATATTTTATTTTGTGTTTTCTTCTCTTGTTCTTCTTCTTTTTCATATTGTATATTTACTGGCTTTCTTAAAAAAGAAGTTTGTTCTTTTAGTATTTTCTTTTGAGAAGTATTTTCTTCTTCTCCTCTAGGTTTTTTTTTCTGGTTTACATTTAGCATAGGTATTCCCCTTTTAAATGAATTTTTAATTAGTTAATTTATTTGTTTAACAATTTTATAATTTAACATTTTAAATATGAGGTCAATTATGTCAAAACCAATAGCTTACTTATTAAATGAAGTGTCTGAAAGACATATCCCAGAAATTTTAGATAAGAAATGTAATTCTATTAAATTTCGTTCTGTCATTCAAGATTTTGGAGAGAGCAGAAATAGAACAATTTATAGTAAAGAAGTTTTAACAAAAGCTTTAAATGAAAGTCATATTTTGGAATTAAAAGAAACAGGTAATTGGTATGGAGAAGCTGGACACCCCTATCAAAAAGATGATACCTCCAGACAATTAGCAATAATTCATAATAATATATCCCATAAAATATTAGAAACTTTTATTTTAGAAGATAGAGTTGAAGCTATTATAAAAACAGCTCATTTTGAAATGGGTAGAGCTATGAGAGACGAATTATTAGAAGGGACTAAAGTTGCTTTTTCCATGAGAGGATTTGGTCCGCATTTTTTAGATGAAAGTGGAAGAAAAATAGTAAAACCAGGTCTTAAAATCCTCACTTATGACTGGATTTTGTTTCCAAGCTTTAAATCAGCATATTTTAAACATATTATAACAGAAGGTAATAGTTCTTTAAATTTTCACAATGAATCTTTTGAAATACCCATTTATGATAAAGATTTAAAATTTGTTATGAAAGATAGTAAAAATTTTAATATAATGCAAGAAAATTTTAATTTCAATGAAGATACTAAAATTATAGTATCTCACGAAGGTGATAACTTTATTTTTAAAACAGAAAGGCAAACTATTAAAATGGAATTAGATGATAAATTTTTGTATAATAAAACTTATGTAAATTTCTTAAAATCTAAATCAAAAAAATAAATGGAGGTCTTTAAATGCTAAATTCAACTATTTTAGCTCATAGACTTGCATTAGACTTAGGTCTTACTCACACTCCTTTAGAAGTTAGAATGTGTTTTTTATTAAATGTAGTTAAAAAAATCACTATAAAGACTTTTTCTAACTTTTATCCCTGTTATTTCAGACTTTTAATGGATACTAAAAAAGAAGAATTCAGAACTGGAAGATTTGGTTATTATAGAATTCCTCCAACAATAGTTGATCCAGCTGATATAATAGGTATAAAAAGAGTGGTATGGGAAGATTTAGGTGTTAATTCTTTATCAATGGGTTATGTAACTAACTATTATAGTACTTCTATAATAGACTTACAACTTTATAATGATGTAGTATCTGCAACTAGACAACCTATAACTTGGTATATGCGAGGAGCTAATATTGTAGAACTATATCCAAAAGCTTTATTTGAAAAAACAAATTTTATATTAGAATTGAAGTTGAGACATAGTAAAAACTTTTTTACTATAGAAACTCCTTTAGAAGAATTATTTTATAGATTAGCATTAATAGATGTAAAATACGCTATTTATAATATAAGAAAAAATTATAGAAATATATCAACTGTATTTGGTAGTTTAGAAATTGATTTAGATTCTTATGAAGGTATGGAAGACAAAAGAACTGAGTTGATTAATGAAATGAGAGAGAATTATTATAAGCATCCACAACGAAAAAAGATTTATTATCATTAAGTTTATTATTTATATTTAAAATGGAGAGTTAAATGCTTGGTAAATTGAATGCGTCAAAAAGAAAAATGAACTTTGAAGAGTCCTATCAGATTCTTGAAGAATGTTTTATCTTAACAGAAGGAAGTAACTATAGAGAGTTTTTTAAATCAAAAAGAGAATTATATGAAAAGAAATTTGAAAAGAAGTTCGGTCAATGGTCACAGGATCAAAAGAAAGAGTTTTTTAATCATATAAAAGAAACTTGGTCTAGTGAAAAAGCTGGAAGTACTTCAGATAGTAATGAAGTAGCTGAAGATCAAACTGAAAGTGGTGTTGTTGGTAAAGACACAAAAATGGGTGGAAAAGCCCATCAACCAATCAATAAACAAATGAAAGATTCACAAAAACCAAATCCAATACATGAAAATAAAGATATACTTGTAGAAAATTTCTTAGCAGGTTTAAGAGAAAAACCTACACTTTTAAGAGTTCAGAAATTAGAAGAACAAATTTCTAATTTGTTGGAAGAGAACGATCTGATTAACAAGGCTAAGTTGAGATCTTTTATGAATAAAAAAGGTATTAATAATTTTAAAGAATTAACTATTGACAAACAAGAATCAGTTATGAAAGAAGCTATAAATTATTTAGAAGAAAAAAAAGGCGATATGAAGTTTTTTAAGTAAGAATAAAATAGGTAAGAGCAAATTAATGCTCTTACCTATTTTTTATTTATTTACTTGTCTAAATTTACTCTTTATTTTAGCATTGCTTGGTAGAAAAGGGGAAGATTCTTTTGTTAAAGGATTCTTTTTATTGAAATCTAATACTTTTTTAAGTTTACTACCAGTTATAATTTTATCTAATTGAGTTTTATTTTTAACACTCAAAACGATAATAAGTCTTTTATAAATAAGACTCATTACAAACTCAGGTAGTTTTTCTTTATCTATAAAAACACCAAGAAGTTCTTTATATTTTTCAGAAAAGACACCAAAAGTAGTTGCATATATTTCAAGACACATACTATCTAAATCTTTTTGAGAAAATACTTTATTTTTATCAGCAGTGTATTGTGAGTCAATTTCTATTTTAATTAAATGGTAAGTTTTTATTTCAGTATTTATAACTTCTTCTAAAAAATTTAAAACATTTGAAACGGGTTGATCTGTCGCAAAGAGCATTTCACTAGCTTTTTTACCTATCAAAGTTTCTTCTTCCTTTATTTTCTTAAGATATAGTTCTTTTAAGTCTAATGCTTTCTTTGTATAGTCTTCCAATTTCTTTTCTTTTAAATTATTTTCATTTAATTTAGAATAATATAACTCTTTTAAATCTAATGCTTTTTTTGTATACTCTTCTAATTTTTGTTCTATTTCTTCTTTTCTTTTAATATAAAACTCTTTTAATTCTAATGCTTTTTTTGTATATTTTCTTAATTTTATGTAATCAAATAAAAAAAGAATTATACTAAATAAAAAAATAAAAGTTGATATGTAATAATAAATCATTTATTACCTCTTTAATTAGAAGTAATTAAAATAGTGATTTTTTCTTCTTCATCAGAATTAAAATCAGCTAATTTAAAATCTTTGTTTTTTTCATAGTCATTAATTTTAAAAGAATTAATTTCACTCAAGTTAGAAGTAATTAAAATAGTGATTTTTTCTTCTTCATCAGAATTAAAATCAGCTAATTTAAAATCTTTGTTTTTTTCATAGTCATTAATTTTAAAAGAATTAATTTCACTCAAGTCTGAATTGTTGCAATTTTTGCATACATCATTTCCGAACATAGCTGGTAAAGCACATACACACATTTTCATGTTTTTTTCTCCTCTATTAAATTTTTTATTTCAAGTTCATTTGGTAATAATTTTAAAACTTCTTGTTTTTCATCTTCATTATCTATAGAATTAAGGTAATTTTTAATAGAAACTAATTGATTAGCTTCTATATAAATATCATACTCTTTTATAAAATCTTTTACATTTCCATAAATTCTTGAAGGGTGTATGTAAAGCTCTCCTACATGAGCTAATTGATGCAAAGTTTTAGTTAAAGGAACTAATCCTATTAAACCTTGAAAATGTAAATACATAACTTCATTTGCAACAACAAAGGTGTCAACATTTGTACTTCCAAGTTTATGAATATATTTTAAAGTTACAATAGAAGTTATATCGAATAAAGTAAATGGACAATGATGAAATTCTATACTTACTTTTTCTTCTTTAGTAATATTTTTAAAAAAGGAACAACTTGTTAAGTTTAATTCACTAGTTAAATATGTTAAAAATCTTCTATATTCTAAAGAAGTTCTTATTAATTTTTCTACTTTTTTAATAAACTTTACAAAAGCTTTAGCATCTGATAAATCACCGTTTTTAAATCTTTCAATACATGGTAAAGAACCGTCTATTATTTTTCTATTTACTAACTCTCTTTTATTTTCGTTTTCCATAGATAACCTCATTTTTAATTAATTAATTATTCATCAATTAAAAATAAAAAATGGTTAGCTTTATGCTAACCATTTAATGAAAAAAAGGTATGTTTTAGCATACCTTTCATATATTGAAATTTTTAATTTTAGCTAATTTTTTCTTAACTAAACTAACATATTTTAATCCAGCTGGTGAATTTTTATAATAGTGACCTGTATTATATTTTAATAAAACATATTTTATTTTTTCTTCATCATCTTCAATTTCTTCATAAAATCGATGTGTATAAACATAATCCATATAAAAAGCAAATGCTTTTATTTGTTCATCTATTTTTTTCATAAAGTCATTTTCATCAGCAACTTCTATAATTTTATTTCGTCTAAATTTAAGTATATTTTGAATGTTTATTTGAAAATATCCATAATCTTGAGTGTCTGAAATGACATTTCTTAAACCGCTTTCTACTAAGAGAATAGAAAGTTCTAATTTAGGTCTCTTACTCTCAAACAAAAGATATTTTAGTATCTTTTCTTTATCCTTATCATTAACAAAAGGTTTAACGATTGCAAACGTTATTCTTTTATTATTAGCTAATTTTTCCTCTAATTCAGAATTAAAAACTATTAATTCAAAATTCTCCTTTTTTAATTTTTCATCATAGTCTCTTAAATTTTGGTTTTCTTCTATTAAATTTGCGATTTTTGTTCTTAATAAATAGTTTTCTACTACAACAAATCCAATAATACCAAACATTACAAAACAGAATAAAATTATTAAATTTGATTTAATAGCTTTCATTCTAATACCTCACCGTCCAATTAATAAAATAACATTATGTTTTAATCATTACATTAATAATTTCATCATAATCTCTTTCTAGCTTGTTTCTATACTTATCAAAATCTATTTTTTTATTTTGTAAGGTTAAAGTTAAAGATTCTTTTAAATATGAAAAGTTTTTTTCTTTAATTTCTTTATCTATTTCTTCAAATACTTTTTTATATAAAAGAATTGTTATAATTTGCATATGATTTTCTAATTTTACTTTATAAAAATTATTCATCTTTATTAAAAGACTTATAAAAATTGTACCTAAAACAAATATTAAAGTATATATTAATATTAGTGTGTTAATATCCATTTTCTTTCTCCTTAATAAACTATAAAAACAAACTACAAAGATATCTAAATATTTCATAATTATAGGAAATATTTATTTGTTCTAAAAAATCTTTGTTTACATACTTAATATAAAAAATATTTTCATTTTTTTCATCATCTATTTTAAACAAAGAGTTCTTATTAAATTCCCTATAAAATTCTATATCTAAATTACCCGATATAAATTTTTTTCTAAAATTCTTTAGATAATCTATATAGTATTTTTTTTCTACTTTATTTTCGTTCATAATCAAAAGATCTTTTATTAGATTTAAAAATCCTTTACTATGTAATTCAGTAAATTCATCATTTAAACCTTTTATTATTAAAGATTGATCGTCTTGTTTAAAATACACTTCAATCTTAGAAGGTTTTATATATAAATAACTAGTAAATCTATTCTTTATTTTAAATTCATAATTATCAATTTTTAAATGATCTATTTCTTTATTTATAAGAAATAGAGCATCTTTTTTTATAGATAAAATCTGTTCAGGTTTAATTTTATTAAGAGAACAGAAATTTTCCCTTATTTCAATAAAAGTATCAAGAATTATTCTTGATACTTCTTTATTTTTTTTAAGTTTTTTGCCTATAAATATATGCTTTTCTATTTTTTCCATTTTATTTATTTTTTCTATTATACTTTTTTTAAATAATTTTTTTTCTTTTATAATAGAAAAACCAGCATCAACCATATCTACTTCTGTTATAGAAGTATTAATTAAGATAATATCTTTATTTAAATAAAGATGTTTAGATGCAATACTCATTTATTTTAACCTACAATTTACAGCTAATTTATCAACATGATTATTGAATTGACCACGCCACTTTTCAGTATTTCTATCTTGATGAGCTTTTACCCATTTAATTTTACAAATCTTATCATTTTCTAAAGCTCTTTCCATTTTTTTCCATAAATCAAAGTTTAATATTTGTTTACCATCATATCTCTTATAACCGTTTTTTTTCCAATTTTGTAGATATTTATTAATCCCTTCTTCTACATATTTTGAATCAGTGTAAACAAAAAATTTTTCATTAGGAAATAATTTCTTCATTCTTCTTATTCCAAAAAGTACAGCTTTAAGTTCCATTCTATTTATAGTAGTATTTTCTATCTTTTTACTTCTGGAATAAACAATATTCTTTTCATTATCCAAAATTATATAAGCATAAGCACCATTTTTATCTTTTCCGATTGAACCATCAGTAAAAAGCCACATGTTTTACTCCTTATCTTTTACTATAGAACGAACAAAAGAATAAAAGGGGGATTACCCCCCTTCATTAACTATTTTTGAAAAAAATCTTTATATTTATCAGTTTTACTTTTATTTTTTCTAAAAGTAATTTTTATGGGATAGACTACACCTTTCCCTTTTTTTGAAATGAAATTTTTTTTAATTTTTTCATTTTTTTTCTCATTTTCCAACTTCTGCTTCAATTCATCAATTTTCCGATTCATCTCATCCATTGTTTCACTCCACTAAAACAAAGTTAACTTAGATAAAGAAATCCTTTCTTTATCCACACCATAATCCGAGGCTACACTATTATAATATATATTTAAACTTATAGGTAGACTTTCAAAAATTTTTTTATAAAATTCTATGTTTACGTCTGAGTCAGAATATATATTAAATTCAGCATCCAAAAAACCTTCTTTTAAAACTAAATTAACTGCTTTCTTAAAACTCTTTCCATTAGCACATAAAAATAACTGATTTTTCTTTCTAGGTAAATAATTGTATAAACCTATAATATCAAATACTCCTTCAGCTATATTAACTTCAAGTTTTTCAGTTAATTTATTTATAGATTTTTTTATTGTATAAAATTTATCACCTAAAGGTGCATCATAAATGAAAAATATTTTCCATCGTTTTAATTTATCATTTTTTGATGCATTTCTAAAATGTATACAACTATGATCTCTAGATAAGAATCCTACATAATTTTTATCTAGAAGATCTATTTGACTATCATCATATAAAGTGTATTTTTTAGTTATATTATTTATTTTTAAGAATTCTTTTAAACTTGTAACTATTCTTAATTTTTCTTTATCTTTTCCTTGAATTTTTATCTTTAATCTTTTTTCTATATAATTTATTTTCCAAGTATTCTTTTCACTGAAATCTGGTAGTAAAAAAGATTTCATTTTTCGTTCAAAACTTAAAACCTGATTTTTACTCTTTTTAGTTTTCATTGATTGGATAGATACCATTAGTTCAGAATTGTAAATGTTTAGGTCTTTTAATACTTTAAAATTAAAAACTCCAGCATCGTCACATCTGAAACAATGATAAATAAAAGGTTCTTCATCAATTCTTACACTAAAATGAGCGTGAGACTTATCATCAGAATCACCGCAATAAGGACATCTTATTACTATATTTCCACTAGAAAAGTAACAAGGATGTAATTCTTTTGTTAATACTTTTCTTAAAGTGTTTTTTAATGACATTTTTTACCTATATATACTCATTTAAAAATCTAATTAGTTGATATAAGGCAGCATCCATATTTATAT